ATTAAAAAAGGAGATATATTCATTCTCGGACAACACAGATTAATGTGCGGGGATAGCCTCAAATGGACAGATGTCAACAAATTACTAGATGGTCAAAAAGCAGATATGATTTGGATGGATCCTCCATACAGCGTAGACTACAGCCCTGAAACAAGAATGAGATCATTACTCGATAAGCCGAATAAAAGAGTTCTTGGAAAAATTATGGGGGATATTGACTTCAAAGTCACAAAATTATTGGATTTAATACACACAGGAATCTGTAAAGGAGCAGTTTACATGTGCTGCGGAACAAACCAAATCGAAGAAATCTATCCATGGGTTTACAAAAAGTTTGGATACAGACCAACATTCATTATGTGGGTCAAAAACGGATTCAGCATGTTAAATAGAGATTATCACTCACAATACGAACCAATGCTTTATTTTTATTACCCAGAAAAGAAATTCCGTGGAGACAAAGGTCAAACAGACGTCTGGTTCATTAAACGACGAAACACCTCTGAATACCATCATCCAACGACCAAACCAGTCCGCCTTGTACAAAAAGCGATTTTAAACAGCTCAGATAAGGGAGATATAGTTCTTGACCTTTTTCTTGGAAGTGGAACTACTCTAATAGCATGCGAACAAACAGATAGACGTTGCTTTGGAATGGAGATCGACTCAAAATATATTCAATTAATAATTGATCGGTGGGAACAATTCACAGGAAAGAAAGCAGTAAAATTAGTTTCATATGTTTCGTAAAATGGCTGCAAGAAAAGGAAATTCAAAACAAAGATATGAAAGAATAACGTCATACTTAGAGGCAGCAGGATCGTATAAAGTGCCTAAAAGTGTGAAAGAGGAGATGGCAAAAGCATTCGGAGTAACAGTCAGACAGATTGAATTGGATATAAACAAACTCCTTGAGAGGATTATAAAACCAAAATTAGCAAGAATTTCAGGACAATTTACACTGACTTTAAACTCAAATCTTGATGATGCGCACGAATTAAAAAGAAATCAAAATCCAGAGATCAAAGCAAAAGGAATCAGCTCAGCAAATAACACAATCCAAACATACACAGATTTCCTTGAAAAATTCGGATTCAAAGAGAAGATAGCAGACAAACACCAATTCGAAGGATTAGGAGGAACATTTATTTTAAAAACCAGATCAATCGAAGAAATTAAAAATGAACGGAATAAAAATAAATCAAAAGATTCTGGACATAAGCCCGAAGCAGGAAGAGATTCTAAAAGTTCTTGAAGATGAAAAACACACAGAGATATTTATCGGAGGAGCTGCAGGAGGATCCAAAAGTTTCACAGGATGCTTATGGCAAATCATGCGAAGAATTAATTATCCAGGCAGCAGAGGTTTTATAGCCAGGGCCAGACTAAAATCTTTAAAAGAATCAACACTTTTGACTTTTTTTGAAGTTTGCAGACTTCTTGGATTGAGAATGAATGTTGATTTTACTTACAATGCAATCACAGGACTGATTAAATTTGGAAACGGATCAGAAGAATATTTGAGAGATTTGTTTTATTATCCAAGTGATCCAGAATTTGTGAGCTTAGGATCAACAGAATACACAGACGGATTCATAGATGAGATGGCTGAAATAGGTGAACAAGCATATCAAATCATCAGGTCAAGAATGAGGTACAAATTAGATGACTTTCAACACAAAGACATTTTCACAGGAAAGGAAACAGGCCAGACTTTAATCCCAAAGATATGTATGGGCAGCAATCCTTGTAAAACTTTTATTTACAAAGAATTTTATAAAAAATGGACAGAGGGTCAACTGGAACCATGGAAAGCTTATGTGCCTGCAAGTGTTTATGACAATCCTTTTATTTCACAGCATTATATCGAGAATCTTAAAAAACTGGATCCAATCAACAAGGCCAGGCTTTTGGAAGGGAACTGGGAGTATGAAGATGATCCAACCAGATTATTCGAATACGATGCAATTGTGGATTTATTTACAAATGACGCAATGCGTGGAGAAAAATATTGCACAGTTGATGTTGCAGGCAGAGGCAGAGACAGAACAGTTTTAATGATATGGGATGGACTTTTTATTGAAAAAATTTATTTGCAGGACAACATATCAAGTGAAGAATTAGATAAAATTTTAACAAAACACAAAATTCCAAGATCCAGATGCATAGTGGACGAAGATGGAGTCGGTTTTGGATTAGTGAAAGACACCTCAGGAGTCAAAGGATTTGTAAATAACGCAAGACCAATCATGAGAAAAAAGGAAAGTGAATCACAAGCTGTGCAGCATAACTATGCAAATCTAAAGGCTCAGTGTTGAGGAAAAGACAGACCACTCCGAGTTTTAACAAAAGAAGATATCAAAGAAGTGTTAGGACGTTCAACAGATCTCGGAGATTGTTTGGTTGGTGAGACAAAAGTTTTAACAACAAAAGGATACAAATTTATTAAGGATATTCAAAAAGGAGAGGAAGTAATAACTCCTTATGGGAATAGAAAGATTTTAGAGACAAAGAAAAAGAAAACAAAAGAATTAATAAAAATTAAATTTAGTAATGGGAAAGAAATTTATTGCACATCTAATCATAAAATTTATTTAAACAATGGTTTTAAAAAGGTTAAAACATTAGTGTTGAAAGAGTATAAAGGAGAGTTATTTAGTATAAAAAATTTATTAAAATGGAGAATAAAGAGATTATTTACAAAGGGGAAAAATACAGGTTTTTATCCTGTGGAAGATATTATTACAAAAAAAGAAATGGAACAATCGAGGCTTTACACAGAAGAATTTATGAAGATTCAACAGGAAGACAACTTAATAAAGGAGAGGAAATACATCATATTGACGGAAACCATTTTAACAATTCTCCAGAGAATCTTATGGCGGTTAAAAAATCAGAACACCAGAGATTCCATGCATTACAGAGGATTAAAAATGTTAAAAAGAAATGTATTTTCTGTAATAAGAAATTTATTGACAAATCTTTCCATCAAAAAGGAAAATATTGTTCAAACAAATGTTTCCAAAAAGATAAATATAAACAAAAAAAATATTTTGAAAAAAGAAATTGTTTATTCTGCGGAAAAGAATTTAAAGTTAAAAGATCAGCCCCAACCAAATGTTGTTCAAGAAGTTGTGCGGCTAAAATTATGTGGAGAAATAGAGGTTTATGATCTAAAGGTGCAAAAAGATCATTGTTATTATGCTAATGATATTTTAGTTTCCAATTCCATGATGATGCGAATGTATTTTATTTTAAAACCTCCAATGGCTGTTGGATTTTTGGAGATAGGAAAATCAACGCCGAAATTAGAAGAAGAAAAAGAAATAAACAAACAGGAAAAAATAAAAAAATTAGTTGAAGAAGGAAAAATAGGGCTCGGACCATCAGCAAGACGCAAGCAATAATATTTAAATAATCGAATTCATTTAAAATTATAACATTCATGTTCATGGCAGAAAAAAACCTCAAAAATTTATTTGGATTAATTGGAGACAAAAAATCAGTACCTGCAGTAGGAGCTTATGAAGAACAAACAAGATCAGGAATTCAAAAAGCATATATTCCGAAGTTCCTCTATAAGCCACCATTTGGGTATCCAAGATATGTCGATTTACCGACAATCAGACGATTAGCAGCAGTTCCGTATGTTGACATGTGCATTACAACAATTATAGACGAAGCTTGTGCAGTACCATGGGAGATTGTTGTGAAAGAAGGAAAATCTGAAGATGTAGCCAAACCACATATCGAACATGTTAAATTGTTTTTTGATAATCCAAACACAAATCAGGAAAGTTTTGAAGAAATTAGAAGAAAATATTTAAGAGATGTTTTAGAAATCGATGCAGGAGTTATCAACAAAGTTTTTAATCAGGCAGAAGAGATGGTTGAAATTGTGGCGAGAGCAGGAGATACATTCACAAAGAATCCTGATATTTATGGAATGTTTACAGATCGTGATGACCTAATTCTTGGAGAGATCGCTCCGAATGGCCAACCAAAAGAAAACCTGGCACTTGACATTCAACCGATGTATCTGAGCCCGAAAGAGGCAAGAGAGAAAGCTGCCTATTTTCAATATGGATGGGTTTCAGGAGCTAGACCAGTTCCATTCGGAAAAAGAGAAATAATTTGGCTTGAAAGAAATCCAAGAACAGATTCAATTTACGGAAGGTCACCAGTTCAGATATTGGCTGAAACAATTCAAACTTTAATTTATGCAATTGAACACAATCTTGAATATTTTAATGATAACTCAATTCCAAAAGGAGTTCTTGGTTTTGAAGGATCAGATGCAGAAGAAATAAAAGCTCTTAAAGAACAATGGGGAGAACAACAAAAAAAGCAAGACTCAGACGGAAATTGGAAAAAAGATTTTCATAAACTGCCAATGATGGGAAGACTTCCAAAGTTTGAAAGATTACAATTTTCAAATGCAGAGTTGGAACTTTTAGAAGGACAAAAATGGTGGGCGAAGTTAGTATGGGCATGTTTTGGAGTGACATCAGTTGAATTAGGATATACCGAAGACGCAAAAGGTCTGGCAAATCAAATAGTGCAATCTAATGTTTTTAAGAAAAGATGTTTATACCCTCTTTTAAGATTAGAAGAATACCGAATAAATAAAGAGATTCTTTCTGAATTCGAATACGACGACATCGAGTTTAAATTTATTATGTTTGATGTTGATGAAGAAATGAAAAAAGCTCAATTATATCAAACACAAATTCAGGCAGGTTACAAATCAATTAATGAAATCAGACAAGAAGAAGGATTAGAAGAAGTTGAATGGGGGGAAAAAATGTCTGAACAAGAAAGGCACGATAACGAAATGGAGAAATTATCCCAACAATCAAATTTATTCGGAAGCGATGGGAGAGAAGAGGCAAACAAAAGAGGGGATATCCGAAAAGAAAAAGAAAATCTGATTGGAAAAGAAAAGAAATCAATTGAAACAAAACCATTCGGAGGGTATTCTAATTGGGATGCTTGTATTAGAGATCAATTAAAAAAAGGAAAATCAAAAGAAAGTGCTGAAAAAATTTGTGGATATTTGAAGAAAAAATATGAGAATAAGCCATCTGAAAACGCATGGCAAAACAATCCATTAATTCTTGGAGAAAATGAAATCCTTGATGATCAAAGGTTAGAGAAATCAATTGTTTATGTTTTAAGGCAGAATGAAAAAAAGATTAAAGAATTAATCGAAAAAGAAATCGGAAAAAATAAAGTTCAAGAGATTAAAGCATTAGAAGATATTGCAAAAGCAATTAAAAGCATATTAACATTTGAAGGATTGAAAAGAATTAGCGATGTAGTTATTAAAAATACTTTCTTAAAAGGGTGGGAAGATTCAGAAAAACAACTTAATAGAAATTTCTTGCCAAATAAAGAAGCAATTGATTTTATTCAGGATTATACTTTCAACAACATTAAATCAATGACTGAAGAAATTATGACAGATTTAAGGCAAGAACTTGAAAGAGGCATAATGGCTGGAGAAGGAATACAAAAAATAAAAGCAAGAGTAGGAAAAGTATTTGATGTTGGAGAAAATCGTGCAGAAATGATTGCTCGAACTGAAGTAGCGAGAGCTGAGGCAACGGGGAAGGATATTGCAATAAAACAATCTGGTGAGAAATTTAAAAAGAAAATAATTATTACTCATGATGCAAGAACAAGTGAATTATGTAAAAGATTAGAAGGGCAAACAGTTGGATTATATGAGAAATTTAAAGATAAAAAAACAGGTGAAGAATGGGATTTAAATCCTTTTCACGTTAATTGTAGAAGTGTTGTGGTTTATATAAGAGAAGATGAATAGAAAGTTTTATTGAACAACAATATTTATAACTATTGAAAAATTATATTTTTTATGGAAGAAGCACATTTCATATTCACATCTGAACCATTGGAACTGAAATCTGAGGGAGAAGACTTTTTTGTTGAGGGTTATATCTCTACTTCTGATCTTGATTTAGTGAATGATATAGTCACGAAAAGCTGTCTGATGGACATGGCAGAACAAATGAAAGAGAGAGTCATCAAGTTTGATGTCGAGCATGAAAGTTTCAGAGGAAAATCAAATCTTGAAACAGAAATTAACAAAACAACTATTCCAGTAGCAAAAGTTGAAGATTTTTTAATGGATAAAAAAGGTTTGAAAGTTCGAGCAAAACTTAACAAACACACAAAAAGATTCAATGAAGTCAAAGGATCAATCGAAGACGGATTTTTGGATGCTTTTTCAATTGCATATATTCCAATCAAAACAGTAATGCAACAAAAAGACGGCCAAGAAATCAGACTGCTTGATAAAATTAATTTATTGAACGTTGCATTTACAGGAAATCCTGTGAACACAGAAGCAAGAATGACAAATGTATTCGCGAAGAGTTTGGATTTTTTAAAAGATCAAGAAGAAATAAAAAAATCACATTCAAAGAAATGGCACAGATGTGTTGAAAAAGTTAGGGCTGCTGGAGGAGTAAGAAGTCCAGAAGCAGTTTGCACAGCAGTGCTTGGAGAAGAGAGTTATAAATCATTTGATGAGGAAGAAGAAAAAGGAGGACCTGGAAGCGGGCCAAGATCCGGACAAAGAAGGGATTCTCTTGGAAGAACCAAAAAAGAATGGATAGCTCATTTTCAAAAGTTATACAAACAAGGAAAAATATCCCGAGCAGAATTAGAATACTTTACTGCCCAAATAAACAAGAAAGATTTTTATGCTCACGAAAGTGAATTAATTAAATTACAGGAGGCTAAAATGTCAGAGGATACTGAGAAAAACGAAGCTCAACCTGAGAACGAAGCTGAATCTGAGAATTCAGAATCCCAAGAAGCTGAAACTGAGCAAAAAGACGAACAATCTGAGGACAAACCTGAGGAATCAGCAGAAGAATCAGAAAGCGAATCTGAAAATGCAGAAGTGAAAGCTTTGAAGGAAAAAGTCACATCTTTGGAAAAAGAAATGACTGAACTGAAAGCAAAGATTAAAGCACCGTTTAGAAAAAGTCATGTTGAACAACAAGACAAATCTAAACAGTTCGAAGGAGCTGATAAATCTCTAAATCCTTTGGATGTCATAGGATAATGAAAGTAGGAGTAGGAGTTGGATTTGTAGGTAGCATAGACACAAAAAGTGCATATGCTCATTCATTTGGAGCATTGAAAGACAAAACTCGATATGTTGATCCATGGATGACAAAATCAGACATGAGGGAAACTCTTAATGAAAGCTTAAAGAAAGGAATGGCTCGTATGAAAGCATTAAGTACAACAGCTGGAGGAGCAGGAACAGCCGGCTATGCAATGATTCCAATCTACGTGGATCCAAGAGTTGTAGACACAACTCGAAAAGAGACACCATTAGTGGAATTAATTCCAAGAGTTACAAACCAAGGAATGTACGCTGAGTACAACAAAATAACTGCCAAAGGCGGAGCATTTGTTGCAGCAGAAGATGCAGCTTTGAGCGAGACAAACGACACATACGAAAGAGTAAGTGTGCAGATTAAGCTCCTTTACGCAGTAGGAAGAATCACAGGACCAACACAGGCAGCAATGCCAAGTTATATGTTGGAAGGATTCCAACCACAAGGTGGAGGCTTAGGCACAAGCACTTTTGGAAATGTCCAAGCACCAAACGCAAAACAACTTGAAGTCTTAATGAAAGCAAGGGAATTAAGAGAAATCGAAGAAGACCTTATTCTCAATGGAGATACAAGCAGCGACTCAAATGAATTCAATGGAATTGTTGCTTTACAGAGCACAACAAACCAGTTGGATCTTAGTTCAGCGGCTTTAACTTACGACGATATTGAGACTGCTGTGCTTTATGCAATACAAGATGGCGGAAGGCCAAACTTGGCAGTTGCAAGCCCATCAGTAGTTAAGGACATTCGAAAGATTATTATTGACACTTACAGATACAATCCAAGTGATATGGCTAATGGAACACTTCCATTTGGAATTGCACCAAGCCTTATCTTAGAAACAATGGCCGGAAGAATCCCAGTGATTTTCAGCAGATTTTTGTCTGATACATCTGGGGCAAAGCAGATTTTCTTCTTGGACATGAGATGGATTGAGATGAGAGTTCTTCAAGACATGACATACGAGGATTTGGCTAAGACAAACGACTCACAAAAGTTCATGTTGAAGATCTACGAGTGTCTTATAATGAGAAACCCAGCTTTCAACAGCTTCATAGACAATATTGCATA